CAGCGATAAAGGTAATAGCCGCGTTTTTTTTTGAACAATCCAGTACCTGGTGGTGTTGACACTTTGAAAACTGTATAGTATTATGGCTCCTCAACTAACATTAATCGGAGATTAAAAGCGTATGGAATACACTAAAGAAAAGTTTGACGCAATGGAAGCTAGTTTAAAAGCTAAAGTTGACGAGTTTAGAACCAATAACGTCACCCTGATGAAAGACTTTGAGGGTTTAAAGACTAAATTTGATGGCATAGATGTGGATGAGTATAAGAAGATGCTTAAAGCGCAGAGTGATGGCGCTGATAAAGATATGTTTGACGCAGGTAAGATAGATGAGCTAGTGGCTCGTAAAGTCAAGGATATCCAAGCTGAGAACGCAAAGGCTTATAGCACTTTGGAGGGCAGTAATAACGAGCTTAATCGTAAGTTAGAAGTTCTACTTGTTGATGGCGCCATTAAAGATACTGCTGTTACTGCCGGTGTATTGAGCGGTGCGCTTGATGATGTTGTGTTAAGAGCTAAATCCGTGTTTAGGTTGAAAGACGGTACTCCAACTGCTGTTGATTCAGCCGGTAACACTTTGGTTAAGGCTGGATCGACCACGCCAATTAGTATGAAAGACTGGGTTTCGGACTTAACGAAGTCAGCGCCACACCTATTCGAGAAGTCAAGTGGTTCAGGTTCTCAACACGATTCAGGTTCAGGTAAAGGCGGTGAAAAGCAGATCACCCGTAAAGCGTTTGACGCAATGAGTCAGGTTGACCGTAGCACCTTCGCAATGGAGGGTGGTAAAGTCTCTGATGCCTAAAGGCGTTCAGAATATAAAGGTTCCTGCTAAGTTCAAATATTTATATCAGAAAAAGCGGTATAAGATATATTATGGAGGACGAGGTGGGGCAAAATCTTGGGCGTTCGCTATCGTGCTGTTACTTAAAGGGGTACAGAAACCGATTCGTGTTCTCTGCTGCCGTGAAATGCAGCACTCAATTAAAGAGTCGGTACATAAGTTACTAGCTACTCAGATTGAACGTTTGGGGTTATCTACTCGATACAAGATACAGCGTGACCGTATTATAGGAGTTAATGGTACTGAATTTGTGTTCTTTGGACTAAGGCACGATCCGCAGCAGATTAAATCCTTTGAGGGTGCTGACTATGCTTGGGTTGAAGAGGCTCAAAAAGTTACCGCAGATAGTTGGGACTTTTTGATCCCCACTATTCGTAAAGAGGGTTCTGAGATTTGGGTGAGCTTTAATCCTGACCTAGAGACTGACCCAACCTATAGTAGGTTCGTTCTTAACCGCAGACCTGATTCTTTTGTTGTTAAGGTCAGTCATAAGGATAACCCATTCTTCAGTAAAGAAATGCTCTCTGATATGCAGTACGATAAAGAGCAGGACTACCAAAAATACCTAAATGTTTGGGAGGGGGAGTGCGCTAAGACTACCGAAGCGCAGATATTTAAGGATAAGTTTACGATTAGTGACTTTGAGACCCCAGTGAAGCAGGAAACTTTTTACTTTGGGATGGATTGGGGTTTTTCCGCAGACCCTACCGCATTGGTGCGGTGTTGGATTCGTGGGAACGAGCTTTTCATAGATTATGAGGATGGTGGTGTTGGTATAGAGCTGGACCACACTCACAAAATAATTGATAGCATTCCGGGAGCGAAGAAGTATACTATCCGTGCCGATAATTCACGCCCAGAAAGTATCAGTTTTATTTCGAGGCAAGGGTATAATATAGTTGCAGCTCCAAAATGGTCGGGTTCTGTCGCAGATGGTATTGAGTTCATACGCAGTTTCAGCCATATACACATCCACACTAGATGCCCTCAAACTGCCAGCGAGTTTGTACATTACAGTTATAAGGTCGATAGGTTGAGTGGTGATATATTACCGATTGTACTTGACAAATGGAACCATTACATCGATGCTTTAAGGTACGCACTAGCTCCAATTATTAAGTTTAAGGATCTAACTATGAAAACTACTAAAACTATAGGGCATTAATTTATGATTAACTCTACACACCCACAATATGATAACTACATTAAATCTTGGGATAGATGCCGAGATACTTACACAGGTGAAGAGGCTGTTAAGAAGCGTGGAGAGGTGTATTTACCCCGATTAGGTGGTCAGACTGATGCAGAATACAACGCTTATTTAACCCGAGCGCCATTTTTTAACGGTATCGGTAAAACAGTAGATGGTATGGTCGGTACTTCTATGCACATTGAGCCTGTTATTACCGGTGTTCCTGATGATATGCTAGAGGATATTACCGGTACGGGGATCTCCACAAAGGGATTTATAAATTACCTACTTACCGAGCAGCTTCTAACAGGTAGGCAGGGTATTTTGGTTGACCACAATGGGGATTTTCCATACTTGTCGGGGTATAAAACCGAGCAGATCACTAACTGGTCAGATAATTTCATAATCTTGAAAGAGCAGTATCAAGTTAAGAACCCTGAGAAACCTTACGAGGTAAAATATGAGACTCAATATAGGGAACTAACAACGGTAGACGGTATTTACGAGGTGTATATATGGCGAAAATTGCTCAATAAATATAATAGAAGTGAGTGGGTGCGGTCAGAAGTCGCAATACCAACTAAAAGAGGTGCGCCTTTATCAAGTATGATGTTCTTAGGCTCTTCACTGGATGGTTTGAACCTTACTCCTGAGATTCCACCGCTTATGCCTCTGGTTGATATGAATTTATCGCATTACCGCTCTAGTGCTGACTTGGAACACGGTAGACACTTTACCGCCTTGCCTACACCCTATGTTATTGGCGTTAAAGATGTTGGAGATATTCGTTTAGGTGCTGAAACAGCTTGGGCTATACCAAACGAGAAAGCTAAGGTCGGTTTCTTAGAGTTTACAGGGCAGGGTTTAGCCTCACTTGAATCCGCTATTCGGGAGAAGTCAGAGATGATGGCGGCTCTTGGGGTGCAACTTATATCAGGACAGCGTAAAGGTGTTGAGAGTTTTGAAGCTCTTGCGCTTAAACGCAATGCAGAGCTATCAAGTTTAGTTTTAGCCATCCATAGGGTGGAGGTCTTAATGACTAATGCTTTGCAGATGGCGGTCGATTGGGCGGAGCTTGAAAGTACCGTAACGGTTAAGCTCAATCTGAACTTCGCACTTGGTGATGAGGACGAGCACTTGGACGACAAGGCGGACAAAGATAAAAAGCAGGCGCAAAAAGAACAGAAGAAAAAAGAGGGTGATACTATTATCTAGTCAAAAATCACAAGCCGGAACGCTAACCCCACAGCGATAAAGGTACGAGCCGTTTCTTTTTTCTTGACACTTATGTTTTTAGGTGATATAAATATAGTTAAATGTAACAGTGTTACATAATCATTTTCGCAGAGCGAGATAATTTTCGGTTATGGGGACACTCTTAGGTGTTCATAAACTATTTATAATATTTAAGGAAAATCTAATGAATACATTAACAAATTTGGCAGCGGATATTTACCGTGCAGCAGATACCGTAGGTCGTGAAGTTGTGGGTTTCATCCCGTCAGCTACCGTAAACGCAGAGACAGCCCGTGTCGCAGTAAATGATACTGTACGCTCGCACAGTACTCGTGCCGCTACTGCTGGCGATATCACCGCCGCTATGACTATTCCCGAGGGGACAGATCAGGTAGTAGATAGTAAGACTATGACCATTGATAAAGCTCGTTCTGTTCAAATCCCGTGGACGGGTGAAGAGATCGTATCTGTTAATAATGGTGCTGGTTTTGAAACTATTTATGGGGATCAGATTGCTCAGGCAATGCGTACCCTTACTAATGAAGTAGAGAATGATCTAGCTAACGCTGCTTATCAAGGCGCTTCTCGTGCAACAGGTGTTGCTGGGACTACTCCTTTCGCGAGTAATATGGATCTTATCGCTGAAACTACCGAGATTCTTCGTGTAAATGGCGCTCCTCAGAATGACGGGCGTATGTCTCTTGTTCTTAGTAATACTGCTGGTACTAAACTCCGTAACCTTGCACAGCTCCAAAAAGCTAATGAGGCTGGTAATGACACTCTATTGCGTCAAGGTATCTTGCTTGATCTTCAAGGTTGTATGCTTCGTGAGTCAGGTCAGATTGGCGTTCATACCGCTGGTACGGGTACGTCATACTTACTAAATGATGCTTCAAGTGCGGTGGGTGATACTACTATTGCTGTTGACGGTGGTACAGGTACTGTTCTTGCTGGCGATGTTATTACTTTTGCTGGAACTTCTGATATTTATGCAGTTAATACGGCTCTTAGCGGTGGTTCTTTGTCAATTGGAACGCCAGGTCTTCTAGCTGCTGAAACAGATGATGACGCTATTACTGTTGGATCAAGCTACACGCCTAACGTGCTATTCCATCAGGGTGCGCTAGAGCTTGCAATACGTGCTCCAGCTACACCAGATGGTGATGCGGCTGTTGATACTATGATGATCCAAGATCCACATTCTGGCCTTGTGTTTGAGATCCGTGTTTATAAGGGTTATCGTAAGGCAATGTTTGAAGTTGCTTGTGCTTGGGGCGTGAAAGCGTGGAAGTCCGACAATATCGCAATCCTTATGGGGTAAGTAGTTTGTAGTAACCAGCCAGCAGTCTACCTTTATAGGCTGTTGGCTAAAATATTTTATTTGGAGTTATACCGTTATGGCATATAAGAGAAAAACTCTAGCAGATAAACAGGAGGGGATAGTTGAAACACCCCCTAAGAAAACACCACCTAAAAAAGTAGCTACTAAGAAAGCGGTAGTTAAGAAATCGGGGTCCTCTCATATCGTTATGTTCCGTGAAGCAGATAATAAACTCGCTAATGTACACCCTGATGAGGTGGAGAACTATAAGCTGGGTGATTGGGTGGTCAAATTATGAGCCTTGATGCTACCGCAGGAGGTGTAAGTGCTAATGCTTATTGTACAGTTGCAGAAGCTGATGACTATAATGATCTGTTCCCTAGCGATACAAGCTGGAATGGCACAACCGCAGTAAAGGAAGCTAATATAAAGCTCGCTACATTGTGGTTAGACCAGCGCATTACTTGGTATGGTAGAGTAGAAACTCTCACTCAGAGTTTGCGTGTACCTAGAGCTGAATGGGTTGATCGGGATAGCTACAGCGTTGCTGTTGCTACTGTACCTGTTGATATTAAATATGCCACCGCTGAACTAGCGATGCGCATACACGATGGTACTGTTGGCTCTCTAAATACTTTAGGTGCTGGGTTAAAGTCTACTAAAGTTGAGGGTGTTGATGTTGTCTTTGACCATACCGATACAAGCGGACTCCTCCCTAATCACATTAAGGTGATGTTGAGCCATTGGGGTTTTGTTGGTAATGTCTCTGCTGGTGTTTCTGCTGTTAAGGTTTCTAGATCCTGATGAATTTAAGTGCCTCCATACAGAACGCTATTGACGAGGCAAAGATAGCAACTTCAGACTTGTGGACTACTACGGTATTTAAAGCCACAGCGCCGTCAGCATACGACACAGCTACAGGGGTGGTTACGAGTGTAACTACGTCAACAACTATTTCTATGCTCATAGGGAGCTACTCAGAGGCGCTCGTAGATGGTGCGCAGGTACTCGGTACAGATGTAAAGGCGACTTTCTTACAAAAGGATTTAGCTAGTACACCGGATGTAAACGATTTAGTTACTTATGCCAGCAGAGATTGGGCTGTTATTAGTGTTAAACAAGATGTTGCTAACACTTTATGGATTACACAGTTGAGGGCGGTCTTATGAGCTGGGCAGGGCAGAGAACTTTTATCGAAGAGCGTTTGTCTGATAATTGGGCTACAACTCCAATTTCTTACAGTAATGTAGACTATGCGCCAGTCGCTAACAGTTCATTTATTCGGCTAACAGTTTTAGGTGGCGATACTATAGATGCCTCTTTCTCTACCAGCCGCAGCTCTGGGGTGGTGGTTATGCAAGTATTTACACCATCAAATATAGGTAGTGCTACTGCATTATCTTATGCGGATAGTTTAGCAGCTATTTTTGAGGGAGTGACGAGTGATGAGTTTGTCTTTGGTACAGCCTCTTTAGAAGTTGTTGGTGCGGTAGAAAACTTTTTTCAAGTGAACGTTAATATTGGATTTACAGAGGATGGTTAAGGAGATGCAAGCTGCAGTTCGCAGCTCTATTGAGAAAACTTCTATCGAGGTCTTTAATGAGGTTGCGGCTAGAACTCCAGTAGACACAGGTAATGCTAGAATAAGCTGGAATATTAGTACGGGATCTCCTAATTTTAGTACTAGATCCACAGGTGTTACTCCTACAGGCAATTGGTCAGCAGAGAGCACACCTCCTACCGACCCTGTTGTTTTGGCTAATGATTTTTTGCTAGAATCCCACTTGGATAGAGTTTACATAGCAAATGGCGTACCATATATTGGGGTATTAGAATTAGGGCACAGCGCACAGGCTCCCATAGGGATGGTGGCGGCTACTTTGGCAAGGGACTTTAACCACGTATTACAGGGCAATCTAAAGGAAATATAAAATGGCACTTCAACAAGGAAAAAGAGCAAACATTAGTATAACGGGAGTGGTAGTTACAGATGTAATTATTGATGAGTGGTCACTAGAGCAGAAACCTGTTACACGCACATATACAAAATTTGGGGATGATGCTCCAACTACTGAGGTAGTCTCTAATGACTGGGAAGTGGTTATTGGCGGTTACGTTAAAGCCGGAGCTGCTACATTCCCGGCTATTGGTGCTTCAGTTACCGACCTAGATTTGATATTGGAAGACGCTGTTGCTGATCTTGGTTTCACCTGTTCAGCAGGTATTGTTACCGCAATCAAAGTGGGTGTTAAGAGCGCTGGCAGTATGCCCGTTAAATTAGTGGTCAAGCCAGCTGGTTCGGAGATGGTGGCTTATGGTACGGTAACTTAAAATGGCTGGTTATAATATAGATGTTGCACTTGGGGTAGTTGAAGATACCGCTACACCCGTGCTAGAAAATATAGTCAATAAAGCAGGGGCGCTAACAGCTACGCCGGTTGTTATAGCGGTTGATAGCTCCCAATTGAGGGAGGCTTTGCTCGCTGTTAATACTTTAGACACTAGAATCCGCAGTATGACAAACAATCTAAATAGTTTTAACAGCCTGTTGAGTAGAACTATTGCACTCACCAACCAGCTGAAGAACAGCAAAGTACCAGAGCCTAGATTATGAGCATTATTTTCACTTTAGGAGTAGAGGTAGTAACCTTACCAAATCCACTACAGCCTTATGTTGGTAATATACCAGTCAAAAACATTACAACGCTTTTAGCTGCTAATGGGACAGGGTACTACTACCAGACAGGCACTACCCGATACCGCTACTCTTTTGTTTTTGACTTTAGTGACTCTACACTAGCTTCGGATCTTAGAGACTTTTTTGACACGGTTGCCGTAGGTAGGCTTAACAGTTTCACCTTAACGGATCCGGAGAGTGTGACTTCCACAGTTCGGTTTGATATGGATGAGCTAGTTATTCTTGAACTAAAGTCAGGAGAGTTGTACTCGGTTGCGGTTGAGCTTGTCTCTCAATGAAAACACTAACCTCAGCCTTTAATACTGCAAAGAACCTAACAGAGGCTACTCCAGTTTGGCTCTTAGAAGTATCTGATGGCTCTACAACTTGGTATTACTCAGATCAAACAGTTACTGTAGATGGTCAGTTATACACAGCGCAGGTTCTCAGTTGGGGTACTATGTCAGCAGAGACCCCCCGTTTAACAGGTGGTGGGGTTGTATCAGGTACTACAATTAAACTTGCGGAAGATTCTACAACGCTGGCATCGAAAATCAAAATTGGCAGCAGTTGTATTGTTAGATTGTGGTTTGATAACGAGAGTTTGACTGATACGGAAATAATACTAAAGGGCATTATCTCAGATCCTATTCGTGTATCACAGACCTCAATTGACTTCTTAGTGGCTAGTTATGGGAGTGATAAAACAGCAGTTATCGGGGATCTAATAGATGATACTGCCTACCCATCAGCTAGAAAAGAAACTTTAGGTGAGGTAGCGCCCATTGTTTACGGGCAGGTATTCTCACATAGAGCCTTGCCTGTAAACGCTGGCATACTAACAAGACTAGCTACTGCTCTAACTACCAGCTCAACAACTATAGTTTTAGCGGATGGTTCACAGTTACCATCTTCTGGTTCAGTTATTATTGACTTGGAGACAATAGCTTACTCGGCAAGGAGTGGTAATACCCTAAGTGGTTTAACTCCCACTAATCCAGTTGATGCCCACAAACGAGGCGCAGAGGTATTAACCGATGAGACAAATTACGACCTGCTCATTGCGGATCACGCAGTAACAAGTATTGGTACAGTGTATGCAGATGGTACTCCGATTTCCGGCGGATCTCTTGTAACGGTATCGGGTAAATCCTATTTAAGGTTCTCGGACTTTCCGCACGATGTAACTCCGCACTATGTAAATAATCCAGCCGCTACTTTCTTTGACGCTAATGACAGTTCTGTTTATGGCGACCAACTGACCTTTGGTGATAGTCTAACTTTTATCGAAGAAGTCTCAAACGTAGGTAATGTATGGAGTTTGGGGGGGCTTACAACACTAAATGATTGCTATGAAATTGCAGATGGGACAGTTAATGCGGTGTCTTACTTCTATGAAACAGACGAATATGATACCTCGGTGAATGCAACTTGGACTGGTACTTTCCAAATTACTGAGGATTGGGCTTCTGATGGGGCGGTATTGGACTTTGGGTATAAAGTGCTTGATGCTGATGGTGTAACAGAGTTGGTAGCATATACTTTTTTAGAGACCCATACTTTCCCTGAGGGATCTTCCCACACAATAAACCTGAATGTAACAGTAAATAGTGGTGCAGAGTTTGTATTCATTGCAACGGGTGCTTTTGAGTGGAATGGGGACTTCTGTTTGAGTTATGGGGAGCTTACTCAGGCTTACTCAGCAGAGGAGCCAGCAGGTACTAGAGTTTATGTTGAGTCTACTTCCGCAGGTATTGCTTCACAGTTTGATGTATCAAGTGTTCCTAACACTTCTTCAAGTACAGGTTACGCCAAAAAGATTACATTAGATATGGTAGGGTTTGACCTCGACAACCCAGCGGACATTACGGAACACCTACTCTTAAATTACGCTAATGGCGTTGTTAGTGGGGATCTACATACCTCGATTTCAGCTAATACTACATTTGGTACTGATTATGACTTAGGTTTTGCCATCACAGATCAACTAGCTTTGAACATACTGCTTAGACAAGTGGCGTACCAATCAGCGAGCGTTTTCTTCTGGAGCCTCGATGGTGTTGCACACCTATACAAGTTACCAACTTCGGGCGACAGTTCTTTAAAGTCTCTTGGTGTTGCGGATTATCTTCAAGACTCATTTGCCTACGAGTACTCACCGTATAGCGATATTGTTAATAGTATATCAGCTAATTTTGACTATCAGGGTGGGGTTAGTCAGCAGATAGTTAAGGGTGTTAATGCCTCTTCAATAACGGAGTATGGAACACTAGATGGATCAAGTCAGTTTAGACTAACGCTAGTGAACTCTAGTACAGCCGCTACTAATGTGGTTAGTGACTACCTTACGCTTCTAGCTAACCCAAAAATGCTAGTGATATTTGGTACTTCACTAGCTTCTACAGAATTACAGCTTGGGGATATTATAGATATAACTAGTACTATAGGGGAGGGATTCACGAATGAAAAGTTAATAATCACACAGATAGTAAATAAGGTTTCGGGAGAGCTTACGTTTGCTACCGAAACTATATAGCTTGACACCCTTTATTTTGTCAAGTACTATTCAAGTACACTTATAATTTAATTTAACGAGGTAAATCTTATGTCTAAGTTTTCTGATTTTTTAGAGGATAAAATCCTTAATATAACCCTAAAAGGGGCTACCGCTTATAACTGTTCAACTCCTTATGTTGAGCTTTATACAGCTAATCCCTCCGATTCTGGTGGCGGTACTGTTCTTGCCGATGCAAACTACGTTATACAGGCTGTAACTTTTGGTACTGTAAGCGGTGGGGCAGTAAGTAATAGTGCTGCAGTTACATATCCTGCGCTAAATGCAGGGGCTACCATTACAGGTATGGCTATTTTCGATGACGCTTCAAGTACGAATATGCTTTATTGGGCTCCTTTGGATGCTAGTGTAACGCTTTCAGCAGGTAATATCTTCTCAATTGCAGTTGGTGATTTGACTGTAACTCTTGATTAATAGCAGATGAATTTTGGCTCTATAAACGGCTTTCTACTTGGCGGTAATGCGCTAGGCGGTGTTGTTTATGGGTATGGTTCAGCGGCTATTGTTGGTAGTGCCTCGGTTAGTATTGGAGGTACAGTTACAGTATTAGGTTCAGCGGCTATTGTTGGTAGTGCCTCTGTTTCAACGACCGCTACAGTTACCGTGTTGGGTTCAGTGGCTGTTGTTGCTAGTGCCTCTGTTTCAACGACCGCTACAGTTACCGTGTTGGGTTCCACTGATGTTGTTGCTAGTGCCTCCGTTTCAACGACCGCTACAGTTACGAGATACGGTTCAGCGGCTGTTGTTGCTAGTGCCTCAATTGCGGTTAATGGTACAGTTACAGTATTAGGTTCCACCGCTGTTGTTGCTAGTGCTTCTGTTGCAGTCACCGCTACTATTACGAGATACGGTTCAGCGGCTGTTGTTGCTAGTGCCTCAATTGCGGTTAATGGAGTAACTACCCTACTAGGTTCAGCGGCTATTGTTGGTAGTGCCTCAATTGCGGTTAATGGTACAGCTATATACTTAGGGGACTCTGATCCTACGGCTAACTGTTCGATTGTTGTTAATGGTACAGTTACAGTATTAGGTTCAGCGGCTATTGTTGGTAGTGCCTCTGTTGGTATTGGAGGTACAGGAATAGAGTTAGGTTCAGCAGCTATTGTTGCTAGTGCCTCAATTGCGGTTAATGGTACAGTTACAGGGGTGGGTTCGGCGGCTATTGTTGGTAGCGCCTCTGTTTCAATGACCTCTACAGTTACGAGATACGGTTCAGCGGCTGTTGTTGGTAGTGCCTCTGTTAGTACCAATGAGACAATCTATATATTTGGTTCGTTTGACATTATAGGTACTTCTGCGATAGAAATTACTGCTATTGTTCAAGTGATCCTCGATGAAGCTCTTGATATTGTCGCTAGTGCCTCTGTTGATTTTACAGGTAGAGTTAATCCAGATTCCTCAGCCGCGCCAAGAGTACTCACATTAGCCTCAGACGAGAGAGCATACACGTTAGATTCAGAAACACGAGAATTAGAGGTAACTTGATATGGAACAGTTTACAAAACAGCCTAATGAGGCTTTGGATTACGATATAGTTTTTTCAGAGGTAATACCTGATGGCGATACCGTTACAGGTACATTGATCTCGGTGGACGGTAGCGTTTTTGCGCCAAGTTTCTCCTCTGACGGATTAGACATATCAGTTTCCAATGGTACGACTACAACACCGAAGTTATGGATTAGTGAGGGTACTGATGCAGCTACTTACTTAGTTTCGGTGCAGGTCTCGACCAGCGCAGGGCGGATTAAAGAGTCAGACTTCAGAATGGTAATTAGGGAGATCAATTAGATGGCTTTTGCAAATAATGTAAAGAGTGCGTTAGAGAATGCGGTAAGTATTGGCGCAACAACGGTAGATGTTACGAAGGCTTCATCACCTTATAATGACCCTCCGGTGCGGGGCAAACTAACAATTATGGATAGTCTCACTAGCCCTACCGCTATTGAGATCATATCCTATACGGGGCGCACGGATAATACCACCTACTGGACTCTGACAGGGGTTAGTAAAGCACAAGAGAGTACGACCGATCAGGCTTGGGGTGCTGATAGCGACTGTATACAGTCTATTACAGCCATAGATGCTGTTGAGAGAGGTCTTTATGCAAGCCGTACTATATCGGCAGATGTTACACTAGATGCAGATACTAGATATGAGACGGGTACAGATACAGAAATTGCAAGCGGTGTGACAGTAACAGTCCCTGCTAGTTCCATCCTAGTCTCAAAATACTATGACAGTTTGAAAATACTTTAACAGGAGAAAATTATGGCTATTAAATTAAATACAGCTTCGGGGTCAGTTACACTTACTGCAGAAGATGGCGCAGGTGGCGCTTCAGTATCTATTCCAAGAGCTGGTGTTCTCGCTCCTGATGGTGATGGCAGTAGCTTGACAGGCATAAACGCTATTACAGATACCTCCGAATTAACAGATGTTACAGTTGCAAGTGCTGATCCTGAAAGTGTCAGTAATGTACCAGCGGCAGGTCACTTATGGATTAATAAGGTCTCTGGGGAGGCTTTTATCTGTACTGACGCAACCACAGGTGCAAATGCTTTTTATAATATAGGCGAGGGGACGGGTGGTGTTGTACCACCGGTTCCTTGGGGCGATCGAGGTGTGTTTGCTGGCGGTTATGGCTATAGTAATGTTATGGATTACATTTCCATAGCAACCCCAGCTAATGCGGTTGATTTTGGCGATCTGATTTCCGCTAAAGGACAACTGGCTTCAGTTAGTAATGGGTCAAGAGGTGTGTTCGGTGGTAGTACTGGCGGTTCTGGCGAGGAAATGGAATATATTACTATAGCAACTACAGGTAATTCTACTGATTTTGGGGATATGGTTGCTTTTAAGTACGGCAGAGCGGGCGTTTCTGATGCTTCAAGGGGTGTATTTGGTGGTGGTGCTTCACCTTATAGTAATGCTATGGATTATATTACTATAGCAACTACAGGTAATGCTACTAATTTTGGGACTTTGACACAAAGTAGGGCTACTCTTGGAGCCGTGAACGGTGGTGGTAGGGGTGTTTTCTGTGGTGGTGCTACTGCTACAAATATTATGGATTACATTACTATAGCAACTACAGGTAATGCTACTGATTTTGGGGATATGCTTGCGGCTAGTTACCGATTATCTGGATGCTCTAATGGTTCGAGGGGTTGTCTTTCAGGTCATAATAAAGAGCTTATAGAGTACATCACAATAGCAACTACAGGTAATGCTACTGATTTTGGGGATCTCCAGTCGGGCGCTGCTTGGGATAGGTATATGATGGGCGCTACCTCTGATGGTTCTAAAGGTCTATTCGGTGGTGGTGGAAATACTTGGTCACAAATAGATGCAATTACGATAGCAACTACAGGTAATGCTACTGATTTTGGTGATTTGACAGTGAATCGTAGAGAGCTTGCAGCTACTAGTGGCGATTAATTAGGAGATACGAATTATGCCTTATGAAATTGAAAGTGCTTTAGGTTCTGTTGTTCTAACAGGTGAAGACGGCGCAGGTAATGTTAATGTAGAGATTCCGAGAGCTGGTGTTCTCGCTCCTGATGGTGATGGCAGTAGCTTGACCGGTAGCGTTATTACAGATCCAAAACTCAATAACCTTACAGGTGCAACCGTTTCCGCTTCTGATCCAACAAGTTCTGATAATGCGGATGCGGCTGGTCATCTTTG